CCATCCTCGGGGCAATAAGCCCACGAATGGAGAAGGTCTGATAGGGATTGCCAATAGTAAGCCCAACCCGACACGCCTTCCAAGACCGATCCTTGGGCAACTTAGGTTGCCGTGGGGCTTTCAATCCGACTCCGGTATCTTCCATGATCGTGAACCGAGCAGACCTAGAACGGGAATTTAATCCTGTCCAGGACGCCGGAACACCGATGGAAGAAAACTCACGAGGCCTCAAAAGTGCCTCTTTGTAGACTGGAGCGGACTTAGAGCTCAAGTTCCACTTAGAAGAACTCTCCAATGGAGGGAATTCTTCAACAAGGTCGATCCGCGGTGCAGGAGCCTTAGGGGAGATCATCTGGCGCTTGCGTACAGGAGTAAACTCCAAAGTACAGCAACGCTCGGCAAACACCATCCCTCGCACACTACGAAAGTGCGCCTTTGGATTAAAAGAACCACCGATCGCTTTGATCATGGTCTCATAACCATCGGCTACGAGGGGGTGACAAATGCCAGCCAGATCGTCCCCAAGGATTCTCACAGGGGCTGGGATCTTCCACAAGTTCCTTGTCGCTGGGTTCGGGGTGCGCGTACGTCCATAGTCCCAGGCACAAAGGTTGAGCAAACACATCATGGCCCAACTGAGCGGGAGACCCATAAGGGCTCCACGCTTAGTCTCGATTAGTTCCTTCCAAGGGAACATAACCAATTGAGGGCCAAGTGCTCGACATCCGATAGCCTGGACCGCTTCGGGAATTTCGGCAGCACGACAGTAAGCGCACCAGACGGTCTTATATGCATCAAAATGCAAGCCGTCGGTAGCAACAGACATGTCAGCCGCCAAACCGATAGCAGGGAGAGGCACAACGTCCTCTTCCCCCATGGACAGGAGAGCAGCCATAACGTCCCCCTCAAGGGCCTTACCAATCCGTTTGTCTTTTCGTAATGAGGAAAAGGCAAGAGAACGGCAAACCTCAACGGCCGCCACAAGCTCAGGATCATTCTTAGTAACCCCGCGGGATTTCCATCCACGCTCGGGAACCGAGATAGCCTTGTGCTCAGGCAGGCCAGGTTTAGCCAACTCCACACGGATTGCGTTCTCCGCGAACGCGTAAGACCCCCAAACAGGCTCCCAAAGGGCCTGAGGGACATCAGGTGGCGCCACTCCTTCTTCAACGCGCCCCTCCACCAGCGAATGAGAGTTAGACCGCCTAGCGTCACAACGCGGGTCGGCACAAGGTGCGAGCTCCCCGTAAATACGGGAAACATCAGCAGCTCGACCGCCGACCGCCCGAGTGGAAGTATTAGTCGACCCGGCCGAAAGTGGAACTGGAACCATCCCCCTACGGGGAAGGTGCCGTAATGTCCACGAATACGCCCAAGAGTCGATAAACTCCAGATACTCGGGTTGCGTTTCACCATGAGACGCCAACCGGTCGCGCATAGCTCGAAGATCAGACAGACATTTGGCTTGATCAGCGGCAGGTAGTGAACGCCCGCAGTAACTAAACTGCAACAATCCGTCCGTGTACCGAAGGCTCTCGAACTTCTTTGAATCGAGAAGCCCCCCCAGAAATGGGAGGGACAAGGAGTTAAACCTCCTACCTTTGGCGGACGATAGGGCCCACCTGCGCGCCGTCTGGGACCACGATTTAACCGTCTCGACCACTGGCTTGTGGCCGGAAAAGGCGCATGTCGTGAGTACCCACCAGGCAAAGTCGCCAAACACATGTATGGCTCGTCTGTCCCCTTTGGACTGCCAAGATAGTAAAATCGTATTACCGGTCGCTGCAACTAAAGAAGCAATGACCGAACGATAACACTCATCGGCGATCCTCAGGGAATATCTTCCTTTCTTCGAGGAAAAGCGCGCTATAACTCTCGCAACGGAACTTGTATCCGCTGTTATACATAACCGCCGTTTCATCGCGACCGGGCTGACCCCATGACAGGGGGAAGCCTTGGCTCCGCGACGGTTCAGATTCCCAGAGGTCTCCTTAGAGATCCCCTGGTCGTTCCTGATGCCGAACAACGGTAGTAGGCTTCGAATGGGTGACCATCGAAGCTTCCTTGTGTTGTAAG